TTCGTGAAAATGGTGTAGCCCTCTTTGAATGCGTAGGCTGGTATCGCAAAAAGGAAACCAGCTAGGACAAAAGGCAAAAGTAAAAGGGTTGTGATAATGGTCAGGGTCTTTTTCATTTTAGTTGGGTTTTGATTATGCTCCTTAAAAATTCTACTTCGTCTTTGTAACGTTCCTCTTTGCCTTGCAGCTTTGACAAATTGTCAAGACGGTTGTTATCCTTTGCATACTCAATAAATGCGTCTGTCAAAGCCCCAAATATGTTTCGCGGCAGTTTTAAAAATGGGTCAATGTCAGATGATAGAATTGGACTATTTGGGTCGATTCTTGTTTGTAAGACATATCCGTCTTTTATTGAGTAATTACTATTTTCATCCATTACATAAATGTAGTGATCGGTAATGTAGTAAGGCTTTCTTTCGATGAATACTTTTATCATAAAACTCTTAAAATTAATTGGTCAGGTTTTGAAATGCCATACCGGAGGGCATCCATGAGGTGATTATTTGAATCGATAGGTTCATTGGTTGGCTCTTTGTGTTGGTTCAACCGCCACGCGTACACCTCATACTCCTCCCAAAAGTCGCGGCTATCTTCACACAAATATAACTCTAATTCTTTGATTTGTTTTATCCCATTCAAAATAGAATCTGAACCTTTTACGGCTGGTTCAATGTTCCAGCCCATCCGCCTTAGTTCTTCGATGCTCTTTGGTTCGGCACTATCGGCTGTGATTAAGTCATGTTTACTTATCCCAAGCTCTTTCATTCGGTCGGATAGCTCACGATTGGTCATGCCTTGCTGGTAAATCATTTGTTTGACCCAAACCTTTTGATTGTGCCTTTCGATTTCAACCAAAGCCACGGGGTCATTCCATCCAAAATCCAATCCGTATTCTTTTGTGTATTGGTTTGGCATTGATTGTATGGGTTGCCAATTTCGGAATATACGGCCTTTTACGCCCTCTGTGATTAGGCCCTCTACCATTGTGTAGTAGTAATCGGGGTCGGTAGATTTGTAGTTTACAAGGTTAGAAACAAAAGAATTGTTTAGGTTTACTTCATTGTCTTTATATGTGCTGTGGATAGATAAAAGGTTCTTAGAATCGCTGCGAGGGATTGCATAAAAATAGCCTTGGTGTTCGGAATCTTGCAGCGTGTACCAACGCTTCATTATCCAATGGCTTTTGTTGGGAGGGTTGAAAACCATTACGATTTTTGTTTCTGCCTTTACCGTTCGCAAACTGTCATCTAATTGGCGAAAGCTAATTTCATCATTTTCTTCTGCCTCCTCGATGAATACATGGGTAGCCCCTGCCAATGATTTGAGCTTTGCGGTACGGTTGCCGCTGGACTTTTTGAAGCCTTTGGAAATGATTGTGTTGCCAGTTGGGATATAGGTTACGGTCATTTGCGAATCGTTGAAGGCAAAATCGTTTTCGTTTAGGCTTTCGTTTTCTTCAATCCTGTCTTTAAAGTCACGCCAAAGGCTATCCCTTATATCGTTGAAAACCTCTCGCATGAAGTACCCGCGAAAGTAGTCAGTGCCAGTAATCAGTTGCAGTGCGTATTGCGTTGCAGTAAAAGAACCTCCTCTACCCCTGCCTCCCCAGATATGTATATATCGGGCTTTTGTTGTGAATATTGGCAAAAATGGTTCTGTGTATTTGAACAATATCTCTTCAACTTCCTCACTTTTTTGTGGCATCTTCAATTATTACCCTTTGTACTGGTTGACTATTGATTGATTTTCCTTTGGTTGTTAAGTCAATGTAATCTGTGGGCTTTCCGGCATAGTACTCATAAAACAGTTTGACAAACGGGAACTCCCCTGAGTCAATGCCTTTCTTTAGAGCCTCTAAAGCTGCGGGGGCTAATGGAGTCAATGACTCGATTAGTTTTACCTCCTCGGCCTTAGATTTGCGCCCTTGCCCCGCTCTTACACCTCCATGACCTGCCATCTTGAAAAAAAATGATTAAACAAGTTTCATACAAAAAAAGGTGCATTTTTACAACTCACCCATGTTGGTTCCGGTTTTTCAACTATTTAAATTTCATGACCTGCTTTTATGTATCCATTACCGTTTGTTACAATTTGTCTTCCGTCTTTTAAAATTTTAGTATCCAAAACATCTTCAATTAATTTACCGTAAAAATCAATAACTACTTTCACTAATTGAAAAGCTACGCATCCCTCTTCTTTTTGATATTCTGCTGGGACTTCAACTTTTTGCATTTTTGTTACCTCTATTTTCATTTTGTTTTTTTTAAATTGTTTATTTGCTCAATTTGCTGATACAAATTTACAATATATTTTGATTTTTGCAAACTATTTTCAAAATATTTTTAAAAAAGTTTCATATAGTTATCTATCAGATTTCGACACGATTCGAAACCTGTGGCAAAATTAGCAAAATATCCTTTGTACCTCAATTTTTCGAGCATGACGGCCTGATCGGCTACGTGTTTGGTTTTGCATTCACCATTTTTTTTGAAAGGGCTTACAGCTTTTATTTCTATAAACAGGCCGAAGTAGCGTCCCCTAGGCTCAATAATCCACAGATCGGGTAGCTTTGTCCCGCTGCGAAGTTCTTTTAGCTTTTTGGCTTGGCCTATTGGAAGCCTTAGCCCGCTAGGTTCGGAAGTGAAGATTACGGTAGGGTATTTGATCCGTATGTATTGGCAGAGTTGGCGGTGTATTGTTGCTTCGTTCATTGCATTATCCATTCGTTGAATGACAGTTTAGAGCCTGACCTGACCCATTTAACGTACATCTTGGACATTGTTTGTTTTTCTTCATCTTTACTGAAATGAATAACATGTACGTTCTCCATTGATTTGGCTTGTTCAAGTTTAGATTTATAAAAAGGGTCATTCCAATCTATTGTCGGCAATTGATTAGATAGCCATTCTACTGGTGTCGGTTTCATTTTGTTTTTTTTATCATTATAGCATCCTTTACAGTCTTTTTTATTTCTTCGACCCATTCGGTACGGACGCGGAAAGCTATCGTTTGGGTTGTGTAAGGTGCTTTTTTTCGGCCTGAATTTTGACGTTTGCCTCCGCGTTTAGCTATCATAACGTTTTGTAACGAATTATCATTTGCTTGTTTAGGCCGTGGCCTTTTGAAAAAACAAACCCGCCTTCAAAATAAAAAACATAACCATATCCTGCAACATGTTTTTTTGTGGTTTTTGCATTGTTAATCATTGATTTTACTTTTTTGTTCAATGTTAATTCTTTGGTTTCGATCGTTCTCATTTGCTTTATCGTTTAATGTTGATACAAATATACTGCTCTTTTTGATACCCGCAAACATTTATCTAAAAATATTTTTATTTTTTTTGTAGTCATGACAGGATTCGAACCTGTAAAGGGCATTTGCCGTTCGCTATTTTTTTTAGCTTTTCCCTCTTAAATAACACGATAACACGGACTAAATTATCGATGTTAAGAAGCGTCTACCGTTCCGCCACATGACTTTTTTATTTTTTTATCCAATCTTCGAAACTGGGCGAATTTGGCAGTATTTTGCCCGTCAGCAAATCCGTGTTTTCCAATGCCCAAATCCTTTTTGCCTCTGCCAATGCTGCAAATTGCGGCAAATGATGGTTCTTTATCCAATCGTCAAAGTTGGTTGAATTTGGTAACCTTTTGCCAGTAATCATATCCGTATTTTTTTCAGTTATTGCTTTAAAATGGTACATCTGTTATTCTGGTTTTACTGTAATCAATCGGTGTTAATCCAAAATTTGCCACTTTATCATAATTATTAGTAAAACCTGTCCAATCCTTTTTAAAGTCAAAGTATATCGGTTCGCTGTATGGAGTTGGTTTGCCTCCACCGTCACGGTTTCGCACCTTGTCAATGTAAAGTTCTGAAACGTACTGCTTTTCCTGATCTGAGGCGTAAAGGTTTCGGTGTATTACCCATGTATCATCTGCTTTGTTTGGAAACTTTCCACCGCCCTCCACGTCTGAGGCCATTGGTCTAGGTATTTCACCGTCTTTATTTGGTTTAACCCGTTGCGCTTCGGTCACGGTATGGCAGTTTAGAAAGATGCTTTTGCCAGTTGTTTTGGTAAATATTCGCATATTTTCAATAGCATCATAGTGATATTCATGTGTGTTACCTTTTGAATCTATCTTTAGCGAGTTGTAAGGATCTATCAAAATCATGTCAGCTTTAAAGCCAATGTCATCAGATACCGCCAACTGCTCAAGCATATCCTTGTAGGTAAACTGCTTTACGTGTTTTACAAACAAAACCCGTTCCCGTAGCCATTGGAAGTGCTTTTGATGGTTTGTGTTCGTGTTGAATACAAATTGGATTATCAGTCTGGCTAACTGGCTGATCCTGTTTTCTGCCGAATAAATTACAATCTTCTTGCGGTCTAGTAATCTTGACAAAAGGTATAGTATCAAAGTAGTTTTACCTACGTTTGTATGTCCGATTATGCAAGTCAACTGACCTTGTTTGT